GGTTTTGCAGGTGATGCTTTAACCACTGGTACTAATAATACAGCTATAGGTAGGAGTGCTCTAACATCAGAAGACGGTCACGGTTTCAATGTCGCTGTTGGTACTTTCTCTTTATTAAATCTAAACGCTGGAGACAACGCATTTAATACGGCAGTAGGATATGGTAGTGGTGAAAATCTTACAACGGGTACTTCTAATAGTATCTTAGGGGGGCAAGCAGGTGATGCCTTAACAACTGGTAGCTTTAATATGGCTATAGGTAGAAATGCTTTAACCGCAGAAACCGGAGCCAATAGGTCTACAGCTATAGGGTATTTTGCTTTATCATCACAGAATAAAGGTAGCGGTGATGCTAACAATATTGCTATAGGACACAGTGCTGGTCAAAACGTAACAACAGGTATTCAAAACGTTATTATTGGTAATAACGCAGGTGACGCTTTAACAACTGGTGGTGAGAATGTTGTTTTAGGATATTTTGCTCTTACCGAAGAAGATGAGCATGGTAAAAACACAGCAATAGGAGCTAGAACTTTATCAAATCAAAATGCAGGAGCTGATGCTATTAATACAGCCGTAGGTTATTATGCTGGGTTGAGTATGACAACAGGTACGCAAAATACTTTAATTGGCGGTCTAGCAGGTGATGCTTTAACTACAGGTGCTAATAATGTTGTCGTTGGGTATAATGCTTTATCTGCTGAAGATGCTCATGGTGGAAACACAGCTATTGGTACAAACGCTTTATCAGTTCAAGACGCAGGGTCAAACGCGCATAATGTAGCTGTTGGAAAAGATGCTGGTGAGCTAGTGTCAACAGGTATTAATAATGTTTTAGTAGGTGCTTTTGCTGGAGATGCGTTAACTACAGGTTCTTCAAACGTAGCTGTTGGTTATCAAGCATTATCTACGGAAGATGGTCATAATAAAAACACCGCGATTGGTCATAACGCATTAAGAGATTTAAATGCAGGTGCAGATGGTAATAATGTTGCTATAGGATTTGAGGCTGGTAAAGTAATGTCGACAGGTGTTAAAAATACTATAATAGGTGCAAGCGCGGGTGATGCTTTAGAAACTGGTGATAACAATATTATAATAGGTAGAAATGCTGCGGCTTCTGCTGTAGATGTTTCAAACGAAATAACTTTAGGTGATGCTAATATTTCAGCATTCAGATGCGCTGATCAATCAATTGCGGCACTGTCTGATGGTAGAGATAAAACAAATGTAAAAAACAGTAGCTTTGGTTTAGACTTTATAGATTCGGTTAGACCCGTAGAGTTTGAATGGGATTTCAGACCAGAGAATATGTCACCTGTTAAACAAGGTAAAAAACGCGTAGGATTTATAGCTCAAGAATTACAAGAAGCTATGCCTAACGGTGAAAACGAAATATTAGATTTAGTATACGAGGTAAGTGAAGATCGTATAGAAGCAAAATATGGTAATCTAGTGCCCATACTCGTAAAAGCCGTACAAGAGCTTTCTGCAAAAGTAAAAGAACTAGAAGGTAAATAATTATATAAACAATAACAAACATTTAAAAATGGAAGATTACACACAAGAAAGAGCTTTAGTAGACATCAACGCTTCTTTAGATTCAATTGCAATATGCGAAAGAATTCAAGCAATTGCTGAGGCTGAGAGAACAGAAGATGAAGTTGGAGACTTATTCAGAAATCACCGTCATTTAGTATTAAAGATGGAAATTCCTGTATTTGTTGAAAACTTAACTGCTGAGCAAAAATCTGCTATCGAGGCTATTATCGGATAATATATTATGGCTACAAAAAACGCACCTTCAAGAAAAAAATCTCTTGGCTATTATGCTAAAGTAAAAAAAGGCAAAGGCAGAGGCGCTAAAGCTGGAGGTGGTATGACCGCTAAAGGCGTAGCTAAATATAGAAAAGATAATCCTGGTAGTAAGTTAAAAACTGCAGTAACCACGCCTCCTTCTAAATTAAAAAAAGGAAGCAAGGCATATAAGCGTAGAAAAGCGTTTTGTGCTAGATCTAAGAGCTGGACATCGGAAAGAGGTTTAGCTGCTAGAAGAAAATGGAATTGTTAAATTAAATCTTATGTCTGAAAGAAAAAAAACTTATAAAGAAAAAAACGGCACAACTCGTGTTGGTGATTTCTTAAGAAGTATAGGTAAAGGTAAAGTATTAGATGTTGTTGGTAGTTTAGCTACTGGTAATATTAAAGGCGCTATAGACGCTATATCTGCAAAAGATAATGGTATGAGCGATCAAGAAAAAGAGTATGCTTTAAAAGTAATGGAATTAGATGTTGAGGAAATGAAAAGTGTTTCCGCAAGATGGGATTCTGATATGAAATCTGATTCTTGGCTTTCAAAAAATGTACGTCCTTTAACTCTTATATTTTTAACTGTAACTACCGTTGCTTTAATATATTTAGATTCTTTTGACAAAAGTGTTTCTGTTCCAAATGAATGGATTGAGTTATTAAAATCATTATTATTAGGTATTTATATAGCTTACTTTGGTTCAAGAGGATTAGAAAAGTATAAAACAATAAGCAAGTAATTGATACTGTGCGTAATATATATATAAGTAATTAATAATTAAATCAAATTAAAATGAGTAAAAAAATTGAACAAGTAGAACTAGAAGAATTAGTTAAACAACAAAGTTTAAAAAACAGAATGATTGCTGATATTGGTACTTTAGAAGTACAAAAAACACAAATATTAGGATCTTTTGCGCAATTGTTGGCTGAAGCTGAAAAAACGAGTAAAGATTTAGAAGAAAAGTACGGTAAAATTACTGTTAACTTAGAAGATGGATCTTACGAAGAAATGAAGGAACAATCAGATGAGCAAGCTAATTAGAAAAATAAGTATTGGCACTGATTATAAAAATGAAGCAATGCACTACTCCGTAGGTCAACAGGTTTACGGAGGTCACTGCATATCAGATATACTATATGATCAAGAAGATTGTTCTTATAATATATACATAAGAAAAAAAGACGAAGTCATACCTTGGAAAAAGTTTAACTCCAATATGGCTATATCAATTGAATATAATTTAGAATACTAATGCAAAGCTTATATAGCTTCATAATAGAACCTAAAAACGGTAGGTATACTAATGAAGTAGATTTAAATGGTAAAAAATTAATAATTAATACTACCATGGACGACCATAAGTTTGTTAACAGAGTAGGGATTGTAAAATCAATACCTCTTATCGGTGAAACTGATATAAAAGTTAACGATGAAGTAATTGTACATCATAATGTATTTAGAAGATTCTATAATGTAAAAGGTATTGAAAAAAATAGCAGCTCTTATTTTAAAGAAGATAAATATTTTTGTTATTATGACCAAATATTTTTATATAAGCATAATAATAAATGGAAAGCTCCAGGTGATTTTTGTTTTGTAAAGCCAATAGTAAAAAAAGAAAAATCAATTATAAGCGATCAAAAAGAGCAAAAGCATATTGGTATATTAAAATACGGTAATAGCTCCTTAAAAGCTTTTAAAATAAGCGAGGGAGACGTTGTAGGGTTTAGCCCTAGTAGCGAATACGAGTTTTTAATAGATAGCGATAGATTATATCGAATGCGTACTAAAGACATTACAATTAAATATGAAAACAAAGGAGACGAAGTTGAATATAATCCAAGCTGGGCGGAAGGCTGTGGAAGAACTTATTAAAGTTGCTAAAGAACCAATAGTTGATTCAGATGATGATATATCTGCCGATAGATTAAAAAACGCAGCAGCTACAAAAAAGTTAGCAATATTCGATGCTTTTGAAATACTTACTAGAATACAACAAGAAGAAGATATGTTAAATGATAGTAAGTCTAAAGATAATAAAGAAAAGTCTTTTAAAGGTTTTGCAGAAGGGAGGTCTAAATGAAATACGAGCAAAATTTAGTTAGGGTATTAAAAGATTATATAAAGCCTCATACTATAAATAAAAATAATAGATATAATAAATGGCAATATGGTTATAATAAAGATCATGACATTGTAGTTATATCTAAGACTGGAAAAATCGGTGAAATATACGAAATACAAAATCTTAAAATAGCTTTACCGTTAATAGAAAAAAGTTATAAAAGATCTAAAAAAGAAACAGAACAATATTGGGAACCGTTAGAATACCCAAAAGAATTAAATAAAATAAAATCTGTTTTTGAATGGGAAGATTATCCAAGTGAATTTAAAAACAAATGGTATGATTACATTGATGAAGAGTTTAAAAAAAGAGAAGAGGGTTTTGCGTTTAATAACAAAGGCGTTCCTACTTATATTACTGGCTCTCATTACATGTACTTGCAGTGGACCAAGATTGATGTTGGGCACCCAGATTTTAGGGAATCAAACAGATTATTCTTCATATTCTGGGAGGCTTGCAAGGCAGACAAACGTTGTTACGGAATGTGCTATCTTAAGAATAGAAGATCTGGATTTTCATTCATGTCATCGTCTGAGTTGGTGCATCAGGCAACAACATCAAGGGATGCAAGGTTTGGTATATTATCCAAGACAGGATCTGATGCTAAGAAGATGTTTACAGATAAGGTCGTACCAATTTCCATTAACTACCCCTTCTTTTTTCGTCCCATACAGGACGGAATGGACAGGCCGAAGACAGAACTCGCGTACAGGGTCCCGGCGAGTAAATTCACAAGAAAGAAGCTCGACTCGAAGGAGAAGCTTAAGGAGATAGAAGGTCTAGATACAACTATTGATTGGAAAAATACAGGAGATAACTCTTATGATGGTGAAAAGCTAAAGT